CACATCTGTTGTCTAAATCTGGCATTACTTTTAGAGATAAATTTGCAGACTTCGCTGCAGTTTTTGCCAAGATGAAAATTCCAATAATATATTTAGTGGGCCTGATTGCTTATTTGCGTAGAACTTTGGCCAAACCTAAACCTAATGGACTCCTAGAAGTTTATTTCCCCAATTTTGTGAAATTGGAGCCTTTAAAATATTTCTTAAGTACGATGTGGCCCTCTTGGGTCATGTGTCTTAGAGCCCAGATTGTTGCATGGCTAGCTACTGAAGCCGTTTCAAACGTTTCAGGCTACTTTCAAGATTATTTTTCAGTACAACACAGGTATAGGATTGAACCAAATGTTCCAGCACAGGTTCTTCCACTATTTGATATGAGAGCAACAGGAATGGCTCAATGTGATATTAAAGTGCAAGAAAACACTCAAGTAACAATAGTGCATACTAGAAGGTTTGGAATTTTTATTCCAAACCAGATCTATGATATTGACCTGCATTTAGTACCATTACCAACCAGACGTTTTCAGGCCTCATTGGAATTTATTGCAGAGACTGCATTGCCGAAAAACATTAGTTTTGCAGAAACACCGGAAACAGTTTGTCAGAGGCTTAGGCATACTGTCAATTCATTACAAGTCGTCAATTATAATAAATATGTTCCAATTAGTGGAATCGACTTGCACGGAAATTCAATTTTAGTCACATATGGTATATACTTACACGCAAAGCAAAAAGGCGTTATTTCGCCTTTTTTCAGAAACGCCAGTTAGAAGGAGCAATGTTGAAATTCTGTTACGGCTATCGTTACAATGAGATAGACTTACCAAAGTTGTTGCCGATAAAAACAGAATACAAGTTCTTTAAAATGAGACGGAAAGACAATACCTACCGTTCTCCTGTTTTCGTTTCACTCGGGTTGGAGTTTAATGGGGCGGCTCTGCCTCATCCTGATCCTTGTGATGCGATGACATTGCGTGCTGGTGTTAACAAACGCTTTGCCTTCAGACCTCCTGATGTGTATACTGATGTAGATGTTAAAATTGACCCCTTTGGCAATTTTTACTTCAAAATGAATGCTTTTGTTTTAAAATTTTGC